AAAAAACAGATCTTATTCTTCATGATATGGAGAATGATATTCAACCTTGGTATAAAGATGTAGCTAACTTTGTTATGAAAGGTCGTCCTGGTGCCGTGCCTAGATTAAGTGAATATGAAAGAACAAGGCTAGCTATATCAGCTAGTTTTAAAGCTGACTATTTACAAAAAGAAAAAGAAGTTACTACAGCAATACAAGGTTTAAAAAACCGTAAATCTCACATAGAAAATATAGGACAACAAATAGCTCAAATAGAAAATACTCCCCAAGAGCAAATCACACAAGAAATAGTAAGTTATCACAGATCATTAATTAATGAATATAAAGCTCATGTTAAATTGTTTCAAGATGAAGCTGAGCTTCTTAATAATATTAATACTGAAGCTAAATCATTAGCTGAACTAGCTGATTTATCAAGAAGATCACATAATGAGCTAGATGTTGCTACTATGAAGATCACTAAAACAGCTTTAAATTTTGTTAGCGGTGTATCTCAATTAGGAGCAGAGCTAACACCTTACGCTATGTTAAAGAACTTTGGTGGCATTGATTTAAACGATGATGATGATATTGAGATGGTACCAGAAGCTTTACGAGGTTATGTTAGAATGAGAAGTGGTGCTGCAGCTTATGAAGTATTAGATGGTCTTTCAGATATGACCGCTAAAGCAGCTGAAGAAATAGGTGATCAAGCTAGAAAAAATATACAATTAGGTGATATAGATAGTTTAGGTGATTTTGGTGTATTTATGTTAGACTTGTTTTCAGAGCAAGCTATAAATACAGCTATAACAATGAGTACAGGTGGTGTTGGTCTAGCATTAGTTGCTGGAGGTGCTGCAGGTAACAAGATGTCTGAACTAAATATAGAAATGGAAAATGGTAAAAAGATCAGTGGTTTACAATACTACGGTGGTGCCATGGGGTTTGGACTTGCAGAATATATAACAGAAAGAGTTAGTTTAGGTCAAGCTAAAGGTATGTTTAAAGCTTTAGGTTCTGGATTTACAAAAAATAATTTTAAGAAAGCATTTTTAAGTGAAGCTACAGAACAAGGTATAGATATGGCTAAAGAGCTTGGTGGTAAATATACATTGAGAACAATGAACCTTGGTAAAGCTTTTCAAAGATATGCTGTTAATGTAAATCAAGAAGGTTCTGCTGAGATGTTTGCAACATTAGGTCAAAACTTTATAGATAAACATGTTTTAGGTAATGATGTAGATATACTAGATGGTGTTGGTACTGCTTATTTAACAGGTGCTATGATGTCTGGTTTTGGTTTTCAAGCTCCAGTTATAGCATCAGATCTGTATCAAGCTTATACGATTAAAGATACCTGGGGTAAAGTAAATTCTAATACACTTGAAATTATAAATCTTGATCAAAAAATAGCTACACTACAAAAACAACTTCAGTTTGCAGATCAAAACACTGATAGAGCAGGTATTAAAGAAGCTATAAAACAGGCAAGAAAACAACAAGATCAATTATTAAGATTTAATTTAGATGCTAAGCTTGAAACAGAAAAAAGAGTTGATAACTTAAGTCAATCAGAAAAAAGGCAAGCTATGGATCTTATGATTCATATACGTAAGAAAAAAGGAGCTATTGATAAAATAAATGCACAAAACTTAGATCCAACAACTAAAACTAAAATGATAAACGGCATAATAAAAGAAATAAATATGCTAGAGTATCAACATGAAGTTATTCTTAATAAAGCTCAATTAGATGCAGACTCAAAAACAGCTAGCAAATTAGCTATGAAAGATGCTGTATTAACTGGTAAAAATATAAATGTTGTAAAAGGTAGAGGCGTTGATCAATTACTAGATAACGGTATAGAAGCTATAGATAATTCTAATTTAACTAATCAAGAAAAAAATAACGCAAAAGATAAATTAAGATCTGAAATTAAAAAAGCTAAAGATGGTAAGTTTGATGTACATGGTTTTTCAATGAGCTTTGGTAATCAAAACTTTACATTTCAAGATTTAGTTAATTCAGCTAAAGGTTCTGGGTTTGGTAATGCTAGTGTATTTTCACATGAGCTTAGTCATCAAACATTATTTAGAGCTATAGTAGAACAAGGTGGTGATTTAACACAAATGGCAAACTTAGTAACAGATTATATAAATCTTAGATATAAAGGTTTATCTGAAGCTGTTAAAGATGATCCAGCATATAAAGAGTTTAACGAAGCTCAAAGAGCTGAAGAAAAATTAGCTAGAGCTATAGACTTTATGAGAAAGTATGATTTGAAAGCAGATCAAACTTTATTAGGTAGTATGCTAGGTTCATATCAAAATATAGCTGGTCCTGTTGATAACTTTAACGAAATAAAAACTGGTGAAGATGTATTTAACATGCTACATAGTTTTGCTGATAGTTTTGACACAGGTGAAATACAAGGTGCCGCGGCTGCTGTAATAAGAGGCGAAGTTAAAATGGCAAAAGCTACAGCTGCTGTTCAAGAGATGCAAAGAAAAGATGGTGTTGATTTTTCTATGGGTAAAGAACAGTTGTTTGACCAAACAGAAAGATTATTAGGTATAAGTCAAGATGCTGATGGTAATTATTCATGGTCTGGCTTTGATGTAAATAAAGCTATGGAAGCTGGATTTGGTTGGAAAAATGAAATAGCAAGACGATTTAAAAAATACTCTAAGTTTTCAGACTATGGTAAACATATAGAAGATATGATAGCTGATGTAGCTTATGGTGATGTTAAAGGCGCTAGAGGTATTGTAGATATAATAAGAAGATGGAATCCAGCTGAAGGTAAAAGTATAAGTGCTTGGATTAATGGTCAGATAGAACAAAAGATAGATGGTGTAAGAAAAAAATACGGTGTTGGTTTAGATTTTAAAGTTAGCTTAGGTGATTTTACTCCTGGTGAAGTAGATAATATAGTTAACAATAATAACTTTGATCATAATAGTAAAGGTGCTAATTTAAATTTGTCTAGTAGAGTTAAGATAAGATTAAAAGATGAATTAAAAAGTGAAGTAGCTAAAAACATAGATGCTGCTGTAAAAGAATTAAATATAGATCCTAAAGGTAAAAACTTCAAAGATTTAAAAGATGCTACGCCTAGTCAAACACAGGAGATGTTTGGTATTAAACCTAAACCTGGTAATTTAACTAGAGGTGATATAACTAATGCTCAAGAGTTTATAGAAGAAAATGCAGATGTACTAATGTCTATGTTACCAAATGGAGCTACGGCAGCTGGTACATCAACAGGTGTTCAAAAAGTATTATTAGATAAATTCTATACTAAAGGTGAATCTGCTAAGATGAAAGATACTGGTAGTGCTGCAGGTTTACAAATGCAAGTTAAAAATCCTATACCAGAGCAATTTACTATAAAACAAGTTACAAATGAAAACGGTGAAATAGTACAGCAAAAAGTAGAAACTGATGCTTATAAAGCTTACAAAAAAGATTTTCTTGAATACTTTGGTATAATAGAAGATGGTGCTAACTTATATAAAAAAGAAACTAATGTAAGTGCTAGAATAAAAGCATTAGTAATGCAAACAGGTAAGATGTTAACAAACCAAGCTGTAAGAGATCAACAACTAGCAAAAGGACAATCAGTAGATGCTCTTAAATTTATTGCTGATGGTAAGTCAGAGGTTATGTTTAGTAGAACCATAAGACAAGTTGGTAAAAATAAACCTGACGTAGCTATAGGTATTGTTGATAAACTAGCAACGCTAGAGTTATCACCTAATGACATGGATAACATGGAAACTATATTACCTGGGCATTTAGCGGAGTTTGATATAACTAAAGGTCAACTAAACAATATAGTAAAAGATTTAAAAGGTATATGGTCTAAATATAGTAACTTTAAACCATCTCCAACAGCTAGTAATTTAACAGCAACAGAACTGTTTAAGCAAGATATTAAAAGAGAAGCTGGTTTAGATCCTGATTCACCATTAACATTTAAAGGTATAAATGGATATAACGGACCAACGGGTACAGCTATATTTAATAGCAAAAAAGATATAGAAAGCTCTAGAGCTAATTTAGCTTTTATGTTAAAAAATAAAATAATTAGCAGAGAGCAGTTTATAAAAAACATGTCTGGTTTAGCTACTGCTTCAAAAATTGGTGATGGTAGATTTATACCAACACAACCAGGTAGCACAACAATAATAGAAAACAAAAATTATAAACCTGACAAGAAAAATACAAATAGATATGGCTTGTTTGCTAACAAAGCTGATTTTGATGCTTTTGTGGACAAATATGCTCCAGGTGATCAAGTAGATACTAAAGGTGGAAACATAGTATACGATTTGCATAGGAAAAATCGTATGTTTAAAAAAGAAGAATTAACAAGAGCTGTAGAACTTAGCAAAGAACATAATAAGTTTTTAGGTGAACTTGCTGATAAACTTAAAAAAGCGTATGAAGCAGGACAAATAAATGATGTGCAAGTAGCTGCTTTAATACAAACAATGAATAATAATCCAGCTTCGTTATTAAGGATAGCTGGTATAATGGATTTTGTACAAGATGATTTAGTAGCTGGTAAAATAGATCTTGAACATATGACACCTGCTAAAGATATTGGTTTATCTATGTTTGAATATATAACAGGTGGCAATAAACAAACTGATTTTAAAAACAAATTAAATGGTTATAGAACAGCTTTAATATCTAAACAAGCACACAATACTATTAATAAATTTTATAAAGACTTTATGCCACC